GCTCCTGCCGCTGCTCCTGCCGCTGCTCCTGCCGCTGCTCCTGCCGCTGCTCCTGCCGCTGCTCCTGTTGCGGCCGCGTCTTCTTTCACACAAGACGATTTGCGCCGTCTTTGCATGGCTAAGGTGAAAGAGGACCGGACGTTTAAAGATACACTCAAAGACTTTTTAAGTCGGGTATATGGTGTCACTAAAACGTCTGATGTTCCTGACGACAAAGTGCAAGAAGCCTATTTGCGTATTGAATCAGGCAATCTGTAATGGTAGCCCATGCCAAGCTAAGCGCCAGCGGCTCAGAACGCTGGCTAAACTGCCCTGGTAGCGTCAAAGCCGAAGAAGGACACAAAGACAAAGGTTCTTTTTTTGCGCTTGAAGGTTCTCGGGCTCACGCATTGGCCGAGCTCTGCTTTCAGCGCGACTGCTTTGCTGATGAGTTTTTAGGTCATGAGCTTGAGGGCGGTCAAGTTGACGACGAAATGGTCCAGCACGTAAACGGGTATGTTAGTTATGTCAGGGCGCTATGCTCTGGTGCTGATTTTTTTGAAGTTGAGCAGCAATTAGATTTTGCTCAGTGGGTACCGGAAGGATTCGGCACATCAGATGTGGTCGCCCTAAAAGGTGACACTCTAATTATTTGCGATCTGAAATACGGCAAAGGTGTTGAAGTAAGCGCAGAGGAAAACACACAGCTGATGCTTTATGCGCTAGGTGCCATCGCTGAATATGAGTGGTTAGGTAATATCGAGAAAGTTCTTCTTTGTATTTACCAGCCGCGAAAAAACAATTACAGCGAATGGGAAACAAGCGCTAAAAAACTGCTTGCTTGGGGCGATTGGGTAAAAGAACGCGCCGCTCTGGCGCTGACTGCCGATGCTCCGCGACAACCAAGCGAAAAAGCCTGTATGTGGTGTAAGGCTAAGGCAACTTGTCCTGCGCTGTACGCTCACACCCAGTCTGTGATCGGAGCTGATTTCGAAGATTTGACAAACCCCGATAGTCTACCAGTCGAGCAGCTTTTAGTTGTGCTTGGTGCAAAAAAGCTGATTGAAGGTTATCTATCTGCTGTGGCTGATTACGCCATGACTTTAGCCGAGCAAAACTCTTTGCCAGGTTACAAGCTGGTTGAAGGTCGTAGCGTTAGGCAATGGCGTGATGACGCAGAAGCAGAAAAGGCACTGGCGGCAATAGTTGAACCGGAAAAGCTATACAAAAAAACATTTGTATCGGTGGCACAAGCCGAAAAGCTTTTAGGCAAGAAAAACGCAGCTGCTCTATCTGAGTTGGTTGTCAAGCCTCGCGGAAAGCCGTCTCTGGTGCTTGATTCTGACTGTAGAAAACCAATTGGCGATTTTTCTGATGATTTTGAAAATATCGCTTGACCGTAAATTAATGTTGAACTAATCTAAACAAAGCCAAACGGCTAAAACCTAAAAGGATACAAAAAATGTCTGATTCAAAAATGAAATTAAAAACAGTTCGTCTGTCTTTTCCGTCTTTGTTCAAAAAAGCTGTATTCGATGGTGTTGAAACCAAATTCGAAGCAACTTTTTTAATCAACAAAAGCACACAAGCCGATTTAGTTAAGCAGATTAACTCGACAATCGACGCTTTTCTGGTTGCCAAATTCGGCGAAGGTAAAATTCCAAAAGGTATTAAACGCACCTGCTTTGTTGACGGTGACGAAAAAGAATATGACGGTTATGCTGGTCACATGGCGTTTAAAGCCGGTACAACTCGCCGCCCAACCATTATTGACCGCGACAAAACTCCGCTGGTTGAAGAAGACGGCAAACCTTACGCCGGCTGCTATGTGAATGCTGTGGTCGATTTGTGGTACTCTGACCATCCGAAAGGCGGTAAGCAGGTTTTAGGTAATCTGCTGGGCGTCCAGTTTGCTAAAGACGGCGAACCGTTTGGCTCTGGCGCTGTAGATGTTGACGACGAATTTGACGATTTAGACGACGACATTTAATTTAGTTTGCCGCCTTCGGGCGGCTTTTTACTTAAAAAACGGGATACCCTCGTTATGAAAATTATTTTAGACACTGAGTGTTATATTAATTATTTCCTTGTCTCTTTCCTTGATGAGACTGGTAAAAAGCTTGTCAACTTTGAGAAGTTTAATGACAGCGAATTTCCATCTGATCGCGTCAAAGCGGTCATGTCAAAGCGAACCACCGTCGGCTTCAATTCAATAAATTACGATTTGGCTATGCTCACAGCGGCTTGCGCTGGTTGGTCAAATGCAGAGCTCAAAAAGCTTTCAGATGCACTGATAACTTCTGGTGATCCAGCTTGGCTAGTCTGCCGCAAAAACGAAATAGAAATACCCGCTTCTTGGGACCATATCGACTTAATCGAAGTTGCACCAGGACAAGCCAGCTTAAAAATATACGCTGGTCGCATTGATGCGCCAAAGATGCAAGACCTACCAATATCACCGAGCAAGACCATCAGCGAGCAAGACAGACAGGAGCTTTTAACTTACTGCCGCAACGACGTAGACAATACACTGCTTTTAATGCGCTCACTTGAAAAGCAAATAGCTTTGAGGGAGAAGATGAGCAGCCAGTATAAAATAGACCTGAGAAGCAAAAGCGACGCTCAAATTGCTGAGGCAGTGATTAAACTAGAGCTCACCAAGAAAACCAAAAAGCGATATTCCCGCCCATCTATCAAGCCTGGCACAGTGTTTAAATACAAGCTGCCCGATTTCATTCGGTTTGAAACCGCAGAACTCAAAGCTGTGCTGGAGCTGGTTCTAAACTCTGATTTTGTTGTTGGTGACAACGGCCAAATCGAAATGCCTGAAAGCCTTGCTGGTTTATCTATTGATTTCTTTGGTGGCGTGTATCGCATGGGTATTGGTGGTTTGCATAGTTCAGAAAAATGCGCTGTCCATGAATCAACACCTGATATTGTCTTGGAGGAGCAAGATGTTGCGAGCTACTACCCAAACATTATTTTAGGCCAAAACCTTTATCCTCAACATCTTGGGTTACCGTTTTTAGACGTGTACGGCGGTATTGTACGCACCCGTTTAGCTGCAAAGGCCGCTGGCGACAAAGTAACAGCCGACACCCTTAAGATTACGATTAACGGGTCTTTTGGGAAATTGGGCTCTAAATGGTCGCTGTTATACGCACCTGACCTGATGATACAAACAACCATCACCGGACAGCTTGCGCTATTGATGCTGATTGAACGCATGGAGCTTGCAGGAATAAAAGTTGTCAGCGCCAACACTGACGGCATTGTGCTCAAATATTCAAGACACCGCATAAACGAAGTTCGAAGCATAGAAATGGGCTGGGAGCTTGACGCAGGTTTTACGCTTGAGGAAAACGAGTACAAAGCCATTTATTCGCGTGACGTCAACAACTACATTGCAGTAAAAGCAAACGGTTCATACAAAGGCAAAGGCGCGTATGCTGATGCTGGGCTTATGAAAAACCCAGCAAACCGTATTTGTGTAAAAGCTGTTGTTGCGCTTTTAACCGATGGTGTTCCAGTAGACTCGACAATAAAAGCCTGCCGCGACATAACGCAGTTTGCAACTATCCGACAAGTTAAAGGCGGTGCAGAAAAAGATGGTCGCTATCTCGGGAAAGCCGTTCGATGGTATTACTCTCGCAAAACAGACACCCCGATTCTGTACACCAGCAACGGAAATAAAGTGGCCCGTTCGGATGGAGCAATGCCGTTGATGGATTTGCCCGATACCTTCCCGTCAGACATAGATTATGACTGGTACATTGCAGAGGCCGAGAGCATTTTAAAGGACATTGGTTATGCTGGAATCTAAAATAGAACGCGCTTTAGTTCGTCGCGTTGAATCGTTGGGCGGATTGTGTGAGAAGTTCACAAGCCCAAACCGCCGAGCAGTACCAGACCGCATTGTTACGCTACCAGGTGGTCGCATTGTTTTTATTGAGCTGAAAGCCCCTGGTGCAAAGCCAACAAAGTTGCAGCTGCTGGACCATGCCAACCGTCGGGCGCTTGGCTGCGATGTGCGTGTGATTGATTCTCTGGAGGCCGCCAATGCTTTCACGGGATAATTTACACGAGTACCAAGAGCGCTGCGTAAATTTCATTCATAGCACACCAAAATGCGCATTGTGGCTCGATATGGGCTGCGGAAAAAGCACAACCACGCTTACAGCTATTTCCGACTTGCTGGACGGGTTGGCGGTTGAACGTGTGCTTGTGGTTGCGCCGCTTCGAGTAGCGAAAAGCGTTTGGGCGCAAGAGGCGAAAAAGTGGGATCATTTAAAGCATTTGCGTTTCAGTGTTGTGGTCGGAAACGAAAAGCAGAGAGTGGCTGCATTGCACTCAACTGCTGACGTTTATGTAATTAACCGAGAAAACGTGAAATGGTTGGTTGACTTCTACAAACGCAAATGGCCTTTTGATTGTGTTGTTCTTGACGAAAGCAGCAGCTTTAAAAGTGCTGGCAGCCAACGATTTAAAGCACTTAAGAAAGTATCCGATTTAATTTCTCGAATGATACAGCTTACTGGCACACCTTCGAGCAACGGTCTTTTAGATGTGTGGGCGCAGATCGCGTTACTCGACAACGGCCAGCGCCTTGGTCGAACAATGACAGCATACAAAAGCCGTTTTTTTGAATCTGATTACATGGGGTACAAGTTCACTCCAATAAAAGGTGCTCAACAGCTCATAGAAGGTTTAATTTCAGATGTTGTCGTGTCTATGCGAGCAGAAGATTATTTAGAGTTACCGGAGCGCATAGATTTACAAGTTGACGTTGAGCTCAGCAAAAACGCTCAGGACCAATACCAAGAGCTTGAAAAAGAGTTTTTATTGGAGATAGACAGCGAACAAGTAACTGCATTAAGTGCCGCGACACTGGCCGGTAAATTGCTGCAATTCTCAAACGGAACACTTTACATAAACAAGCATGGTAATTTTGTCGAAATACATAACGAGAAGCTTGATGCTCTTGAAGAGATTGTCGAAGTAAACGACGAGCCGATTCTGGTGGCGTACAACTTTAAAAGCGATTTGGTAAGGCTAAAAGAGCGATTCCCGTTTGCAGTTGCGCTCGACAAAGACGAAAAGACAATTGACCGCTGGAACAACGGCGAAATCAAAATGCTGCTGGCACATCCAGCGAGCGCGTCGATGGGTCTGAATCTTCAGAGAGGTGGTTCAATCATTGTTTGGTTTGGCCTTAACTGGTCACTTGAACTTTACCAGCAGTTTAATGCAAGGCTTCACCGCCAAGGGCAAGACAAACCAGTTCGTATAATCCACCTGGTGGCAAAAGGTTGTATCGACGAAAAGGTGTTGTTGGCAATTAAAAACAAGGCCAAAACACAAGACGATTTACTTAACGCATTAAGGACTTAAAGATGAAAGCAATACAGACACGATATAAAGGTTATCATTTTCGCAGCCGTTTAGAGGCTAGGTTTGCGGTTATGTTTGACGCACTTGGTTTAAAGTGGCAATACGAGCCGGAAGGATATGATTTAGGTAACGCAGGTTGGTATTTACCTGATTTTTATCTGCCTGATTTAGATGCTTGGGTGGAAGTTAAAGCTAAGCAGTTAAATGAAGACGAGCGGGAAAAAGCGTTTGCTCTTTCTTCTTTTACCGGTAAGCCGGTGATTGAGCTTTGCGAAATACCAGATCCAGATTGCGTCGCTAAAACAGGCTGTATGTTCGCTAATTTTTATTACGGAGTCGATTGCGAAAAGCTGGTTGAAGTCCCCACCATGCCGATGCTTTTGGATTTCTACATGGAACAAAACGAGCTCAAAGAAGGCGACTTAAAAGATGCTCTCAAATGGGACGTGGCATATTATCAAAGCAAATACGGTCAGCATCACCCGCATCATTTTGAAAGGGGAATCATTTACAAAGGTGAGCTTTTTAATCTAGGCTCTAAGCTTTATAACGCTACAATCAAAGCACGCTCAGCAAGATTTGAGCATAAGTAGTCACCCAACTACAAACCCTTCACTATGATAACCACCACGCCGCCAGAAGAAGTACCGGCGGCTGTGTTGGAGCGGTTTCGCGTTGAGGCTGTTGAGGTGGTGGCACTGGTTAGCAATGGAGATAGGAAAGATGAAAACAATAATAAGCCTGTGTGACTATACAGGAATCATGGTTAAACCCTGGGTTGCTGCTGGATATAAAGCTGTATTAGTTGACCCACAACATGAAAGCCACAGCATAAGCGGTAGAATTGAGCGCATACCGCTAACACTTAATGAAGCAATGCCAAGGCTTGGTGAAATCATCAGAACGCACCAGGTTTGTTTTGTGGCCGGATTTCCGCCATGCACTGATGTAGCTGTTAGCGGTTCCAGATGGTTTGTAGCAAAAGCAGAGCAAGACAAGTTTTTCCAAGCTAAAGCGGCGCTGGTTGCGGAACAGTGTAGAGTTATCGGGCAGATTGCTGGTTGTCCCTGGTTCTTTGAAAACCCGGTCAGCGTGTTTAGCTCAATATTTGGAAAGCCTGATTACACGTTTAATCCGTGCGACTACACAGGGTATTGCG